AGTGATTCTAATCGAGTGGACTGTTGGTCGGTGTGGCTGGGGCGTCGAGTGAGACGATCTTGCCAGATTCCGGCTTCTCGTCCTTCTTCGCTTCGGCTTTCTTTCCTAAAAAACCTGATTCATCAAGTAAGGATTGGACTGTGTTCATCAAGTCCATGGTCGTATGTCCAGATTCGATGTACTTGTCGAACGCTTCGGCAATTTTTTCATCAGTGACCCCGTGCGTGATGTTTGCACCTTGCAACACGATCAGTAACTTGTTGGCAGGTGGCAGTTTAAATCCACCTTCTGAGTTGATAAACAGGCCAACCATTGATTCGTTGAGTCGACCTTCGATGTTGATCACGTTGCGACCAGTGAGCTGAAGTTGGAGCTCAACGCCGCCGAATTGGATTTTGGTAGGTTTCTTGAATGGCATTTTGATTACCTCTTTCGATTATTTTGTGGTACAAAAACGAGCCACCCTTTGACAAGTGACCCGCTGGATAAAACTATTCTGCTGTGATCGTAGCGCCGTCAGACGTTGACTTAGCCGCGACGTTTGACGGATTTAAGGTTCCGGGTTCGCGGTTACCGGATGGAAATCGGGACCATCAGAAACAACGATCGTCAGCGTAAACTTCAAAGCGCCATTGACTTCAGCAGAACTGAACTTGATGGATGCCTTCCCAGTAAACGTGATCGTCATGCCATCCGGATAAGTGACAGTCCAATCGTAGTTTGTTTCACCCGCAACATTATTGGCAGCAGCGAAGTTGGACCCTTTATAGATAGCGGTAAATGCAAGGGTGGATGAATCTTTCAAACCGGCAATGGACTTCTTTTTGTCATCAGCTAACGTCGTGACGTCAACTTTTTCTGGATCGCTACCGATTTCTGGAACAGTAGTGATGTCCTCAATAACCGTTGGTGTGCCAGAACCACCATGTATCGTATAAGCCAATGTAGTGCCCTTAGAAAGCAAGCCTTGTGATGCATCAGCACTGGCCGCAAAACGCTGCAAGTCCATCAGAACTCGCGGCACAATAAGCGTTGAATTTTTCATGTGTATTATTCCTCCTCAATTGTGATAAACACGTCGCATGTCGTTATCGACTGTGGCGCTGAAAGTGCACACCATCCGACGTAAGCCGGCAGTGTTTGATTGGGATGTTTGACCAAAGAAGCCAATTGAACCCATGGCAGTGCGCAGCTCCTCGGTGATATCCGTGAGACTCCCAGAATCCGTGTACAGCTCGACCGTTACAGCCCAACTGGTCTGGGTTTCACGCTGATAAGCATCGATATGAGCTGGACTATGCACTGTGTGGTAAATGGCGGCAGGAAACTGCGTCCAATCATCAGGATAGTCTGCAGCGCGCAATTTAAGCGACTTGATGGAGTTGAGCACTCGCATCACTTCTGCATTCATGTTGTAGATCACAGTACCATGCCTCCTTTCACCGAATCGTGAATTGTCTTCTCTAAGATGCGCTTGGCATCATTTTCGGCAGTATCACGCAACGCAGGCACAAGAAATTGGCGGGCAGGCTGACCAGAAGTCACGTAGAACTCCTTGCCTTTGATGGTCAGCTTCCGCATACCGTAAATCTTGTTTAAATCAATATCGACCATTTCCACCGGAATAAACCAGGGTGTCTGCCGATAAACAGGTTGGAATCCAGATGGAATATCCTTGTCAGATTCTTGACCATGACGACCAGTCCCAAGCTCACGATAGATTGCAACGGCGTTGTCCGACCAAACACGGCCAACAATGTTGCCTTTGTCATCGACAACCACCTCGTATTTGAGACTGCGAGCCAGCTCACCATTGGAATACTTCATTCCCGACTGCAGCCGTTCGGTAGCTCGCGTGGAAGTCAGCTCCATGATGTTGAACGCAGCATCCCACGTGGCCTTTTGGATGAGGTCAGGCAAGCGGCGAATGTTGGCAACCACTTTGCTGGTATCAAACTGCACTGACATCCTGACCAACCTTCAATCGTTCAATCAAGACGTTCTTATGGGTAGCAAATGTGTTGATGCTAACGATAACGTAGTCTGGATCCTCGTCCTTGCCAACATCAACACACAAGCCAGTCCCTTCGTCATGATTCTCGATCAATGCCGCACCCTGGTATTTAATGTTCTTCATGTATGCCAGGCGGGCGCCATACAATTCGAAGTTAAGACGGCCACTGGCAGGCTGAATGTTGACACTCAGCGCCGTTGCTGGGCCCCATTTCTTCTCCGGATTGCCTTCGTCATCATAAACCGTCAGTCGCGCTCGACGATAGACAGTCTTCATGTCAGATGGACGCAGTCTCATGACAATCGCCTCGTTTTCCCAAGTCGGTATGGAGCGATTGCCTGGCGAATTGATCCAGGGATACCAAGTTCAAATGTACGAGCCACGCCACCTTCAGTGCGAGATGATTCGCCTTCGTCGCCTTGTTGGTTGCAGTAGACAATCGCCAGGCCTTGGCTGCAATCATCAACGAATGCGTCATAGTTGCTTGCGTTCGACCCGTGTAATCAATCACAGCTTGCACTGCGTCATCAAACAAGTCACCCATGACATCTTTGTCAGGAGCGTCAGACCCCAGATAACGACTGATTGCCGCAAGCTGTTGAGCCCTATCCTCATCAAAGGTCATAAGATCACCTACTTACTGAGCGTGACAGTTGCTTGAATGATTTGATCAGGCTCGGCCAAGGACGGCAATGCAACAGCAGACGCTTTTTCAAAGGTTCCAATTGGATCCTTGGTTTCCGTGTAGATCATGTCATAGACATTCCCTGCAGAAGAACCTTGGGCGTCACTCAAATTAGCCAATTCTTCAGGCGTTGGGCCGAAGACTTTTTCGCCTACAACTTCATCATCAAACAATGCAATCTTGTCTTCTGGCCAGTACGTCTTTGTAGTGTACTTGCCATTTGCTTGTTGTACCTTGTACTTTTCACCGTAAGGCCGAATGATTGGCAAACCTTGAGCTTGCATGAAGCTATCTAGATCTGCTTGACCCACAACACGCCCAGAATCTTTACCGAATACAGCCGCGATGATTTTAGGGTTGCGGGTGAACGCACGATAAATCTTCTTGGAAGTAATGGCGCGGGTTGGTACGATGTCGAGCTTATCAGACCAGTCTTCTAAGTCGTGTAACGGATCGGATGTATCGTCGTCCCAGCCAGTTGTAGCGGTCACTTGATGTACAGCTGGCACACCGTACTTGATGACCCCAGATTTCTTGTCTTCAGTGTTTAAGGTAACAACACCAGTGGCCAACAATTCCATGGCCATGCGTTCAACTTGCGCTAAAACGCCTTGGTTGAGCACGTCGAAGTCGCCATATACGTTGTTCTTGAGGTATTGACCTTCTTGAGGCGTACGTGGGTTGAGCAACGCATACAAATCGGTTTCCTTGATTTGCATCTTGCGCTTAATCAACGCCAGGTCTTGGACCATCTTGGAAGCTTCACGGCTACCAATTTCGGCTTCAGTGTCAAAGCCTGCGACATTCGCCAAGATTGGAACCTTAGTACTACGAGTCAAAACATCGAGGGTCAATGCTTCTACACGTCGGGTTGGGAAGAGCGTATCCCCCAACATCGGCGCATAAGTCCGATTGGCAGAGTAGTCGATCAGACCGTGTTGCGTGAATAAATCAGCAATAGTTGTCATGTGTTAATTCCTCCTTGTTATTTGCCAGCAGTGCCGGTTGTGCCGGTTGTACCAGTCGTACCAGAGCCAGTATCAGTAGTTGCGGCATCGTCGCGCCACTTAATGCCAGTCATGGCAGTCTTGGCGGCATCACTGGGTGCCACTGGCAAGCGTTGTTGTAACAAGTAACCTTCCACGATCACACCAACCGGAGCCGCATTGTCAGTCACATCAACTTCATCGATCGTGATACCTTTGGCAGTTGCATCGTTTGCAGGGAAGATGGTCCCTGCTGGAATCACTTTCCGGCCACGATCATCGGTAGTCACTGCTGCATTAGTGTTATCAACATATTCGGTAAAGCTTTGGAAACGACCACTGGCCAGGAAGTTAATTTGGTCAATGTGTGTAGATTCTACATAAGGCATGGTTTATTCCTCCTCTATTTAGCTGTCTTCCACGGGTCTTTAATATCTGCATGAGCTTCATTGCGCGCCTTTGCGGCTTCAGCGCCAGCGGACAAAGCAGGATTTGCACCACCACCAGCACCAGGTGCACCAGCAGAACTAGCAAGCTTGGCATCGACGCCAGCCTTGACCGCATCACGGAAAATGCCAGTGATTTTGGTGTAGGCCGCATCGATAGTTTTATCATCAGCGCCAAGAACATTCTCAAAGACGTCAATTAGGCCGCCAGGTAATTGGTCAACAACTAAGCGGCCGTTCAATGCCGCTTTGTTGGTCAACGACAACGTCTTTTGCTTTTCGGCAGCCAGTTCATCTTGGGCTTTCTTCAAGTCAAAGGCTTGCTTTTCAGCAGGCGTCATCTTGTCGTAGTCCTTTTGCTGTTGCTGATTCTGTTGCCATTGTGCTTGCGCAGCCTGAATCTTGTTATTGATTAGCGTGTCCAACTCAGTTTGCGACTTGAAACTGATGGCGGATGGGTCAGGCTTATCAGGTTTTGTTGGGGGATCAGCAGGCTTATCCGTTCCTTCCGCTTGGTTGCCACCATTGTCGCTGGCATTGGCACTATCAGTACCAGATGCCGCAGCATTACCACCATCCCCACTCTCAGCAAACATTTGTAGGTTGAGTTTAAGTGGTGCACGCAACGTGATTAAATTCTTTTTCATGTTCGATTCTCCTATTCCGCGGTCTGATTGCGGGCACAATAAAAGCGCCCTGCCTTAGCACGACGCTGGTTCAGCATGTCCGTTTCTCATTTCCACATGCGTATTTGAGTTTGGGTATTGTTTGGTGGGCCTCCTCAGGCCCGCTTGTTAAGCAGGTTCGTATGTTGCTTCGAAAATGTCAGGCTTACATGGATAGAGTTCACCCTGAACACCACGGATGATGTAATCGCCAGGGCTCGCAATCATCTCACCTTCGAGTGTTTGAATGCTGTACCCATCTCCATGTTCGTTCACCTGGTGGTCTGCCATAGCATGGAATAGCCACCGAGGTATGATGCTATCGATATCGATTGGCACAATTTTCCACGCATCAACAACAACAGGTTTCTTTCGATATTTTGCCATGAGCTCCTCCTAAATTTGGCCAAACTAAAAGCACCCACGGAATTGTGGATGCTTATTTATCAGCTAACTTTTCTTTTTCATACAAGACATTGAATTCAGCCACGGTCAGTTTCCGCTCAATGTCATCGTCATCGAAGTAGGCAACATCCCAAGTCTCAGGAGAGTGTCCAACGTCTGCAATATATGTGCTTGAGGACGCGTCCATGATAGTGGCTGTTCGCCCATCCTTAAGTAGAACGTTGTCAAGTTCTTTGAGTCTCATTCAGAATCTCCCCCTTTGCTTGTTCGATAAATGCTGTCGTGAACCAAGTATCGTCGTCCTTTGTTGCCCACGCTACCTTAACATTTGCGAGATGTCCGTTGGCGCCGCGAACGATTTGATACTGCTCCCAGCCGGTTATGCTATCGGGAAGATTCCTTGTTTTTCTCGCAGGAAACTTCACCGAGTTGTCGATAAAGACTTTCTTCAGGTCTTCCCAATTTTCAGCGTCATAACCAAGCGTCCGAGAAAAGTTGCTGCCCTTTTCAAGCCCTTTTTTGATTGTACCGCCAAACAGATAATCCGTAAACTTACGAGGGTCCGCCGTAGCTTTTGCGGCATTCGGCAACGCAAGTGATGAGTCACTAGTAAGGCGCGTACGGCGCTGATAATCAAGCTGAAGTAATTGCCAATCTCTGTCGTCATTATACTTCATCGTCTGGAAGTCGTCGAAGCTTTCCGGCATATCTTCAGGCATCAGGTCTTTGTATCGATCAAAGAGCTCTGAATCAGTAGCGTGATTGTCTGCTTTCTGCTGACTATCGCGAACAGCCTCCTCGCCATACTTGTCGATCAACGCTTTCTCCCACTCATGCCAGGTAGTCCCAGCAGGCAACTCAATAGCATGGCCAAGCGGATTGTTGTAGTCATGCTTGCCAACAAATGTACCTTTGCCAAAGTATGCAGCTGCGACCGTCCGACAAAAGCCATGAAACGGCGGGTAGTTACCTTTAGCACCATCACAGTGTGCATCGTCAACATTGAAGACCTGACCGTCCTTCTCACGACAGATAGTTGACGTGCGCCAGTCAAGCACCGCAATCAAGACGTACTGTTTCACGCCATGAGCTTTCCAGCCCATAAGTTTGGCTTGGCCAGCTACAAAGTTGGCTTCAGTTCTGATCAGGCGTCGAGCAACGTAAGCCCCAACCTGGAACTCCTTTTGCAAGGCAGCGGCCATGTCTCGCTCACTCATACCGCTCATTTGCTGAGCAGTAAAAAGCTCAGCAAGTCGATCAGCAAGATGATCAGTGTTCTTCCAAATACGACTGGAGTAATTACCTCCGACCCACTTGATATTCAGTACAGCGCGCGTCTGTGACGTTGAGAGCTGTTTGAAAACTTTGGTGGGCTTATCCGGATGCAAGTCAATTGTTTTGATCGACTCCCCAGTATCTGGGTCATTGAACTCGATCACATTGGGAAGCTTGCTTGCGCCTAGAAAGGAACGCGGCGCTTTGACCTGTACATCATGACTTGCTTGGCCGATGATTGCTTCTACCGCGGCTTGCTTGTATGAAGCTTGGACAGCTTTCGACAAAAAGTCTGTTTCTTGTCGTAATTGCACATCCACCAATTGCTTGGCCACGACATAAGCTTTAGCCCTCAGCATCTCAAGCCGAGTAATACGAGACTTAGCAGCCATTGCATTGAGATAGCGTTGAATCTGTTTGCGGACTTGCTTATCCTTTGTCGCCTTGAGCATGGCAATTAAGTCAGACAAATCATTTGGTGCCATCTCTGTGTTAAGCAGATCTCGCATCATGTCTTCGGTCATGCCTGGTTGGGCTGAGTAGCGATCATAAATCTTCTTGGCTTCAGCTTTCAGATACTCTTGAGCTTTAACATATGCCAAGAGAATGGTGTTCTCAGGCTTCTTGATGTCCTTATGGAGCTCAGCATCTTGTTCAACCGCGCGACGTTCCCAATAACCAAAGCTGGCCTGCTTGTCATCCTTGGTGGCCATAGGCTACACCTCGATCACTTGCAGGTTGTCTTTGTACTGCATGGCGATGTCAGTCAATCCGTGAAAGAGAGCATCAGTGAGCACACGATTCTGCTCGTTTGGTGGAATAGCAAAGACGTGCAATCGGCCTTCATCACTCAATGCGTGGCCACCATACAATTCATTGGTGATGGCAATGCTGAGTACCGAGACAGCCGCGCACACGATGTCCATGCCCTTAGGCAAATACAAGGAGTGACCTTCAATCAGGTAGCTTGTGATTGCCTGACTGTCCTGGTTGCGTGTGATTGTCACTTTGATCATCTGATTCACCTCCATCCTCATTGTCATAGCTTGATTGCTGTTCACCACCAGCCATGGCAATCGACTGAGCCTGACGCGCCAAATTTTGCTGTTTCTCGGCGTTTAACATTGCCACTAGCTCATCTGGATTGTCTGACCCTGGAAGCCAACTGAGCGCAATCTGTTGAGGAATAACGCCATCAGCATTCTTGATGTTGTTGACGATGTCAGTGAGATTGACTGGAATGTTTGGCACAATCTTGATTTCAGCTCCATCGCTATCCACTTGCTGACCTTTGATGTTGATCATCGTGGTCAACAGCTTCAAGCGACGTTGAATCCCACGTGCCAGGTATCGCTCCTTCACCGCAAGCAGTTGAAGCAGACCAAACAGCTTGTACTTCATGGCTTCACCAGACACATTTCCCATAAAGTTCTTGTCGTTCATATTTGGGACGTAGGTGATCTTATGGATATCGTCTTCGACAGCCTGGGCGAGGACCTGGACTTGAGTTTCGTCAAATGACTTTGTCAGCCATTCAACAGAAGCACCGTCATCGCCCTTGCCAGGTGCTTCGATCATGCCGTTCTTCTCGACTGGAATGGGATTACCATTATTGTCTTCTAGCTTGAATCCATAGAGCACAAGCAGGGCATCGACGAAGTTATCCTTGTCATCCAGGCGATCACTCTGCAGCGCGTTGTATGCGTCAATCAAAGTAGTTGCCTGTTCATAATCACCTTGACGTTCCTCGTTGTTGCGTAACTCATTGAGTTGCACATCCCCGAAGTATTGAGGCGCCACGCTTTGCTCCTTGATGTTCGAAGTGTTGGGATACAACCCTGATGTTCGATACGTGATCACGTTGTGTGGCGTGAAAATCGAAGTGAGATAACCATCAGCAGCACCCGTGAGCGTATACTTTGGCACCCAATAAACACCAAACAGTGGCGTTTTCTTCACAGTGTCGTCTGTTACCAGGCAACACCATCGTGGGTCAATCTTGGCCACACGTTCTTGAGTGCTGCCGTCCTCGTTCAGATCCAGATAGATTAGTTCGTAGGCTTCACCAAAGACTGATAAGTCCTTTTCAAGTTCAGCATCGTGCGAATTGATATCCATCTGATCCAGGCTATCCATAAGTGGCTGAATGTTCTTGCCTTTACCAGCAGTGATGCTGATCGGATTACCTGTGGTGAAACCAACCACCATATCCGTGACGTACTTGGCATGGTTCACCATCACTTTCGGAGATGACTTGCCAGCAGTACCTTCATGCGGCAGGTGACGTTTAAGAATGGATTGTTCGCCGTTATACGTTTCAAACAGGTGATCCAGTCGTGGCACTTGGCGCATACGTCGCTTCATGGCAAATGAGATAAGTTCAAGACTTGGATTGTCAGGTTCATCAAGTAGTGATCTATCAATTGAAATTCCCATACTAACTCCCCCTTTCTTGCGGGATAATAAATTCATCTCCAAAGAGAGGAGGTGATTGAATGACAGAAACTTTGAAAACTTTTCCGGCTAATAAGACTCAAGCAATTGCACTTGCTTGGCTAAACCAACAGGATTTATCAAACCTAACTCCTGTGGAAGCTGCTAGTCTGTTCAACAAGGCTGAAAAAGAGATATGGGATGCTCGCGAGATCCCAACAGCACATGTTGTAAAAACTCGTTTTTAGGACATGATTACTTTAGAGAGTTCAGCAATGGCTGCAACCATTGCCGGGCTCTTTTTAGTCTCAGGGGACTGTAATGTTTCAGCGATAAAGTCAGCAATCACTTGATTGATACTAATTTGTTCTTGCATATTGTTCCTCCTTCCTAGCCACGCAACCAAGATGGTTTGCGCGTGACCGTTGCTTTAAGTGACTTGAAGATAACTTTGTAAACGAAGTACCGAAGGGCATCGCAGCAGTGATCGTGTTTCTTGACCACTTTGTCTTCACCCTTCTCAGCAGCTTTTGCATCCCAGACGTATGATCCGAATTCGGCGAACAGTTGCTTGAGGTCACTGGCGAAGATCACCACGCCATTGTTCATTGCTTTTTGCGTCTCACGAATGCCAGGATTTACATCATTGTCTGCCTTGATAACCGTGTAGCCACGGTCCTGAAGCGTCTTGCGAAAGCTTGATGCTGAGGGGTCGATGATGATGTCTGCCTTAATACCATCGAGAAAGTCATCCATGCGATTGGCATACCAGGCATCGTCATGCTCAACACTTGACTCACGGCCAGAATGATAGAACATTTTGCAACAGTGCCAGGTCTTGCCGCTGCGTCCAAACAACAAGAAGACGGTTGGGTTCTGAATACCGTAGTCGCAACTGACATAGTATTCCTCGAAGCTGTGTGGATCAGGCGGTGGCTCAGTCATTTGTTCTTGCCGCCAGTTACTGTACACGACGCCTTCAGCCAATACCCACAGACCCAAGATGTATCGTTGATAGAAGATGCCTGTGTAGCGTGTCTTGTAATCTTCGATGATCTCATCGGTCAGGGATGGGTTGTCCTTCATGGTGAAATGAATGCGCAATGCTTTCTTCTTGGCCAAGTCGTCAATCCATTCAAGCTTGAACCAATGGTATGGGCCTTCCGGGTTCATGTTGAACCACAGCTTAGATCCAGGTAAGGAACACCGAGCTGTCGCCTGACTAACAAAGCTTTGCGGCATCAAAGCAACTTCATCAAAAAAGAACCCGTTCAAGGTTATCCCTTGGACAAGGTCCTGACTTGCTTCGTCTTTACCGCCGAAGTAGAAGAAATAATTTACTCGTGAGCCTTTACGCACTTCGAACATATTGTCCGTGCGATGCTCAATCACACGATAGCCCCGACCACGTAACATAATCTTCAATGGCCGGTATACGTTACGCCGGAATGAGCCGATGGTCTTACCGGCCATGCCAAACTGCTGCCCGTTGAACTGAGTCATCGACCACAACACATAGGACAATGACATGATCACTGTTTTTCCAGCACGCACGCTGCCATCGCAGATAATGGCTTTGTAGTCCTTGGTCTTGGGGTACAGCCACCAGGTGAGCACTTGCATCTGTTTGCGAGATGGGGATGTCCACTTGAACTTAACGTTGGCATCAGGTCTAGTCGCCATGGTCATCACCCCAAGCTTTCGCACCTGCATCTTTCAATGCATCAATCAAGCCGTCGTCACCATCGTCATCGTTGCCGAGATCAAGGTCAGCAGCAACAAGTGCCTGGCGCTCCTTGATTGCCTTGGTCAACTGGCCAGAAATGCGGGTCATGGCTTCTTCAATCCGCAGTGCCAGGTCAAGCTTGCCACCCTTTTGGATAGTCTTCTCAATCTTGGTCAACCTATACTCGCCAGATTGCTTTTGCTTCCGCATCTGATATAACTCGGTAATTTCCTCGTTGTTAAGGTCATCCTCAGCCGATTTCAGCCGTTTAAGCATGCGACGCTGTCGAATACTCATGAGTGCTATTTCTTGGTCAAGGGCTGTTAGCGGGTCGGTTTGTGCGGCATCGTAGAGTGATTGCTCATCAGGGTCCAACAGATCACGATAAAGCGACTGATGCTCGCCTGTCTTCAAAGCGCGTTGATTTCTCATCGGTGCACCGCCAGAGTTTCCCAGTGCATTCTTGCTTCCAATGGGTGCACCCGCTTTTCTTGGCCGCGCGACCAGCCACGACGACGCTGCCACGATTTAACGGTATTAACCGAAACGCCGTATTTACCGGCGATATCCTTATACTTCATACCCGATTCATAATCCCGTTGAGCTTGTTCTTGATTGGTCATAGCATATCAACTCACCTCCTAATTAAGCTGTTTTCAATTCCATCAAAAAAGACGCCGAAGCGTCTTCATCAACCACGATTCAAAATTGCATTACGAATTAGTTCCCCTGTTTCCGTCATTTTTTCAGCAAAGAGTTGTTCTGGATTCCCGTTTTGATCATTTCTTCCTGCAATGGTTCCCTGAATGAAGATTGCCAATCCATTGGTCTGCAAATCAATTATCGCCATTTGAATTGCCGTTATCGGTAAATCACTAAAGATAGGCTGTTTTGAAAATTCTGTTGCAACTTGCTTTGAATTATCTCCTTGAACCTGTCCGCCAACACTAATCGTCGCATTTGGAGCAGGAATCAGTGGCCACTTGTCAGCGTGCTTTAAAAGCATCAGCGCTTGCGGTGAACTCTTATCTATCAAAGTCAAGATGCTCTTAGTCTGTGAAAAGATACTTCTAAGATCATCTTCATCAGTTAGATTAACAAGATATTCTGAAAGGATATCCAGCATCTCATCATCAGCGGGAGTGTCAGAAAGTAAGCTAAGTATTTTGGAATAAATGCTTAATCCATACGGATCCGTGATTAGGCTGATTAGTTTTGACAACCCAGCCTCTTGGTCATCAACCTTTTGCACATATTCAGTCAGGAGCATGGCTTTTTTCATGTCATCTAACTTTGATTTCAAATGGTCTCCGGTATCCATGACATCAAGTATCAGGTCGCCCCATTTGCCGTTCAACACATCCAGGGCGACATCTTTACTTTTTGCTTTAGCAGTATCAACCACTGCATCCTTCACCTCGGATGCATCCAGTTTCTTTTGTTGCATACGTTTTTCAAGCGACATCTTTTCCGCGTGCATCAAGTACTCTGGATGCTCAATCAATACTTTAATTTCAGCCTTTTTATCCATGCAAATCACCTCCACAAAAATAGTACCCGACATGGCCGCCGAATACTATCCCGTAAAGCAATTATATGCTGGGGCGCGCTCCGTTTTCCGCCGTGGCGCCGCTGAATAAAACTCTTGCCCAGATGGGCTAGAACCGACAGCAGTTGTTCACCGACTGCCGGCTAGGTTTGGGGTTTTCTCTTTGGAGGAGAGTTTGCCAGGTCAGGGGGTGCCTGGCAATGTGGCCGGCGGGATTCGAACCCGCGTCCAATGGCTTTTCTGCAAACTACACAGGTTAACCTCTAAGCTACGGCCACACGGCAATTTCTTGCCCAAACTTCTCTGTGCCCTGCCGTTCTACTTGCTGGCACAATAGTCGCTTCGATTGGGCGAGCAGGCAGTCCCAACCAAAAGCTTCACGCGATGCGTGCATTTACCCTGCGCTTCTTAATTTTTCAACGATATAAGCATATCGCCATTTGTCGATACTTTTTATCGCCACCTACTAGTTAGTTCAATGATACAAACCGACTAATAATCCATGCGGTTCTCAAGGCTGTCTTTGCGGTCTTCCCACTCATCAAGCCAATTCAATCGGCGACGTAGTTCTGCATGATGCCTAGCGATAGTGATGTATGCGTAGTTCAGTTTTACTGCAATTTGTTCAAGCGTCATCCCCTCGACGTATTTGAGCTTTAGTATCTGGTTATCGAGCCCCTCGAATGTATCAATGAGCTGAAGAAGTTCCTTTTGCTCTTCCCGGCACTGCTTCAATCCGGCATAAAGACCATCTAAATCATCACCAGCACGGGATGGTCTGGAACCCTTGCCACTCGCATGCATCCTGCTGAGATCACCAGACGTCCATCGTTCAACCTCGGCTTCGCTTTTCCGAATTCTCCACTCGGTATAGCGTGCCTCTTCATCCAGATCGAGATAGTCTTGAAGCCACTCGAACCTGCTCTTTTTCTCCTGCAACCTGGCCACCCCTTATGTGCTAGAATTGAGTGTCAGAATCAATTCTGGGCTGCCTTAGGGGTGGCCCATTTTTTGTACAATCATGGACGACGTTCCAAACCATGACTTAGGGCGTGCCATTCCGGCGTTTTGTGAGCATGCCGTGCCGCGTTGAATTCACCAGGATGTTCCAGGTTAACTTTGCGCGCCTCAATCATTTTGCGATGCCGCTTGCGGATTCGATTACCCTTCTTGCCCATTTGGATTACCTCCCTTGGATAGTAATCCAATCAAGAATGCCTGAGAGCCTCTTTCCGCAAAGGCCTTATCGTTGCACTTACTTAACAGCTCCGTGTAGAAGCCAAAGTACGTATCCGCAATGGTCTTCGCTGCTTCGGCCTGCTCATCATTGAAAACAAGACCCTTCATGTCCATAATGGTTTGCTTTTCAATATCACGTTTCATTCTGCCACCTGGGCTTTCTTCCAAGCCTGGGCATACGGTGCGAAGTGCTTGCGAGCCTTGGAGAGCTCAACTTCAACTTTGGCCGCGCTGCATTCTTGCTCATTGGCGATTTCTTCCGCAGTCATGCCTTGAGTCAAGCAATCGATTAGTTCCTTTGGGTTGATGTCAGATTCGTATTCGAGATAGCTGGCAGTCGAGATGAATTCATCAATGTCAGCAATCGGAACGAAGCTCGTGACTTCTTTGAGCTTCTCGTCACCAATCAAATTGGTTTGTTCTTGCTTACGAGCGACCCACTTGCCGTCTTCTTGGACATAAGCGACAGTTGGGTTGCCAGATTCATCAATCATTGAAGTAATCTCGATGCTTTCAGGCATGAAGCTGACGGTCATATAATTGCCTGGTAACTTGGTGAGCTCAGCCAGGGTGCGACTGTCGATGTCTTCAATCGGGATATTAAGCGAAACCTTGGCGTTGCCGCCAGCAACCTGCATCGATGTAACTTTAAATTTTGAGCTAATAGTCATTTGTTAGTCCTCCTGAGGTTTTGAAAAAGTAATGTACTGGATCAATTCATCGACTTGATTTGATGAGAGTGAATCATAAGCCGCTGCCACGTCAGCAGGTAGGGCTTGGCGCTCCATCTTGCTGAAGAACATGCCTGCCATCATGAGAATATCGACTGCACCCTGGCGAAGCGTCAACAAGTATTCAAGCAAACACGCTTGTTGGTCATTCAATGCGCGCAGCCTCCCTCCAGTCATAATGGAAGTCGTGCTTGTACAGCGGGCACTTCTCGTTACGCGATCGATATGGGCCTTGCGCCGCCACTTTGAATTGACGTTTGCCAACTACTACAGCCTCAACCGCGATACCGGATTTGATGAGAAACAGCCTGAAACGAAGCTTGTTTGAAGCGTCAATACCAAAAATTCCAAGGCTGTTCTTAATATCATAGACGTGCAGCATCTTGCCTTTATCGTCATAAATCACGAAGTCAGGCTTGTACTTGATGCCTGCAACCTTGAGCCCGCTTTTGACGGTTGCGGGTTCCAAAATGAATTCTGGATGGACTTCAAACTGATAACCGCAATCTTTGACAAACCGAGTATAAAAGTCTGCTTCAGGCTGTGAATCAAACTTGATTCCGTCAATAAATACTTTTCTGCCACGTTTGTTCAGTGCAGTAGGTGCTTTTGCCAAGCTATTCACCTCCTCTGGTGTATCGACCGATTGAGATTGCCAACGCCACAGCTAAGATACCTTCAGTCATTGGTAAATCGTCGAAGAAGAAAGTGCCAATCATTGCAACAAGGATTGCTCCAGCTTCGAAACCAGCAGCGATGATTGTCTTATTCATCTGGCACCTCTTCGTAACCCCAGTCGATATTTGCTTCTTCAAGAATCGCACCAAGTAATTCGCTTTCGATTTGTTCGTTGCTCAAATTCGACGGCAACGTCACTATAACGTCAGCAGTATCAACACCAGCGAGTCCTTTGTCCAACCAAATGCGCCAGGTTTTATTTTTCATTGCGACACCGCCAAATTATGGATCCGTTCAGTGAGTGCAAATTCGTAGAGCTTCATCGCCTCCAACTGGTGGTTCAACAATTCGAACTGCTTCTGTGAAGTCCGATTGTCTCCACGAATAATGAATGCGGTAAGCCGTTCAATCTTTTGATGAAGATCATGACGTTCGATATGGATCTCGGTTAAAACTTGTTCAGTTGATTTCATGTTTCCTCCTATCCGGCAAGTGCATGCCAGAGCAACTTGCAAATGAAGATGCCACCCAGAATCACAATGGCGGTACTAAAGGCGCATCCAGTGAATAGGCAGCCTTTAGTGGCAGCATTAACTAGCTTACTTTTGTCCATCGGGCACCTCCGTTAGATCCAGCACAACACCGTTCTTCAGCTTGACGGTAAGCCCACGACCCCGTGCCCAATGATCAGTGATAGCTAACTCGCGCGGCTGACGATCATTTGCAATTCCGATACCAAATTCTAAGAGCGCAAGGATAATCAGCCATAATCTTGTTTGCCATCCTATATCAGCGAAAAGTGCTTCTCCAGCTAACAGACCGGAAACCAACCAATACACGATGCTACTGATTTTTGCCATCATTCACCGCCTCGATTGCTTACCAAGTAAGCACGCACCTTCTTTGCAAACTCAGGTTTATGCAGAGAAGCAAAGCGCTCAAAGTCTGACTGCTTACTTGCTGCACCCTGGATTGCATTTCGCATGTATACATCCCCAGCCGGCGATGAATCCAGAATGTATTGAATGATCTGCACGCACTTGATCAAGTCTTGCTCATTGAGCGTGGTCAGCATGGTAGCAAGCTCTGGATCAGAGCCAAAAATTGTCATGGCCTGCACGGCATGCAGTGAATTTGCGTCGGCCTTTTTGAAGATGGGATCAAGGTCGATCATCGCAGTGAACCCGTTAGTATGTTGATTCATATAATTCTCCTTTTATTCGTAGTCGTCCGGTCCAAGCGGCTTTTGAAGTTGCTCTTCAGTAAGCCCCATAACTTGAACCACTTTTGGTGCGATATACGGCGGGAGACCAGCGTGTGTTGACAAATAATTCGACAACGAGCTGGTGCTCCAGCCAAGAATTTCGGCAAACCCAGCTCTTGAGAAGTCGTGATCGTCCATGAAGTTGCGAATTCGTTCGCGCTCATAGTCGCGAGCCAGTTGTTGTGTTCGATTAATTTTCATACTTGTTTTTCATAACCTGACAGTGATGTATCGATTACCGTTGCTTTCGTCGTACCGCTTTAGTGCAGTAGGATGTGCCAACCACTTGATGAAGTCAGCTGTTTTACCGAATTGGACGGCCAACTGATCAGCAGTTCCGATTCCAAGAAATTCTTCTCCATGGTAAAGTGCGTATTCATTGGTGTCTTCATCCGAAGCCGCCCATCGGACATGTTCCGAGCACAACCATGCCTGGTGCCTGGGCATAATCCGTGATAAATGTGATATAGACATGCCAACGACGACCAGTGTAGTGATCAACATCCCATTCACATAAATCAAGATAATCTCCAGTATGGTAATCGCGGTCGTTCTTTCGGATTTCAAAGTTCTTATTACCACGCATTTGAGCTTCAAAATATTCCGGCGCAATTTTTAAATGATGTTCAACTGGTGTCGTCATCTAATCAAATCCCTCATACAATCCATTTGTGATGTCATCAGGTGCGGTGAGCGTACTCTTTTGGATGAGCCGTGCCAGAATGTACTTGGTTTCGCGACACGGTCGAAATCCGTATCCCGCATACCTAAACGCACGGTTATACGTGTCAAGCGGAAAGCTCGGGTAGCTGTCAATTACAAGCCGCTTCAAGGTTAGATGCTGAAAAAAATCGCGATGATACAGAACGTGGGCACCATCCGTTTCGTCCTCATCGCCTAATCCAATCCAGTAAGCGAATTTGGTAATAGTGAAGTCGAAGCGAGTTAGCGCACTTTTCGGAGTATCGAACATGCTTTTGATCAGTTCGACACGTTGCCCGTCTGGCGCTTGGAAACCGTCTACCTTTTCACTCTGGTAGATGATTTGCCAGCCATCCGTGCCACTTAACTTGGCCACGGCCCGAGAATATTCCTTCATGCCGGTGAAATAGATATCGACATCTTTTGGCTTCTTACCCTCAAAAATGTATTTGAAGACCCCTCCGGCGATAAAGCCGTGAACTCCTTCAAGGTATTTGTCCAATTGATGCAACATCATGAAATCGTCACCTGACGCTTCTGTTAGCCGGTCATCATAACTGGTAGCTCGTTGCCATTCGTCGACGTTATCAAAATCTAGAATATTCATCGGAAAATCACCTCTGCGTTTCAATAAAACCAATCAATTCACGAGTTTCCCACTTCAAAAACAACGTGTCAGAAATTGGTCGCTTGCCTGGGTCACTCAACTTTTTCAAGTCTTGAACGTTCAGGACCTGCACCCGTTTGTCGGCGTCCTCACGTTTGAAGAAAACTTTTGGATCGAATCGTTGCACTAGTCCTTCATTGACCTTGGCGGCACAATAAAGTGTGGGAACACGATTCATATAAAGCTTAGTCATGCTCGCCCACTTCCTTTTTAGCTCGTTCGTAACCCATTCGCTTGCGATAGGCAACGTTGCACTTTGGACAGGGCCGAGTGACCATGACACCCGGCATCGGCACTTCACGGATCACATGCGTGCCATTACATAAATTGCACATTAGAACAGCTCCTTTCGCTTATCTGACGTGGCTTCGGTAAACTTGATGATCCCGTCGTTTTTTTCAATGCCACGATAAAGTCGTGATATGATTTTTGAATTGTAGATATGAGTAATCTCAGCACTTGTCAAATTGGTTGTGATAATCGTTCGACCTTTGCGCTTATTTAAGATGCCAAACAAAAACTGTTGCACCCAGTCCGTCGCTTCGTTGGCTTGCTCGCGAAATGTTGATTCTGATCCGAGATCATCGAGCACGAGCAGATTGACATAGCCGCATAAGTGTGTGAAATAGCTTTCGGTAAATGGAGAGGTCTTATCGTTAAATGAATTCTTCACCCGACGAACCATTTCATTGACACTGACGAACAGGCAATGTGTCGGCGGGGCAATTGTTTCGTTGACCGCATTGACCATTGCCACCGCTAAGTGAGTTTTTCCGACACCTGGCACTCCGGTCAAAACAGTGTTGGCTTGATAATGGCGATCCAGATACCGCGCAGCAATCTGTCTTGCTTTGAGTTTGTTAGCTGCCGCTTCAGTGCCAGGTTCAACAACATAACCGTCAAAGGTCGATTGGCTGATTTCGGTGTCATCCCAAATCGAATCATGGCCAAGCACACCGTGAAAGCCGCGCTCATAATTACGTTCGGCACCAGCAATAGATAGCTCGTTGTTGCCACGCTGAATGCGTTCCGCCGCACACTTTGGACAAAAAGGTTTCATATCACGCAGTTGTTGAAGGTGAACATTTGGATGAATCGAACAAGTTTCAGGCAACTGCTTTACTTCCTTGAGTAAGGAAAACTGCATACTAGAACTCAATCCCGCCGTATGACTTGCCTTGCGACGTTCCTCGTCCCGAACGTCTGCCTGTTTGGCTGCTATTCTTTGAATCGCGGCCTGCATTTCTTGACTGTTCATGTGCATCCACCTCCTCTGGTGACTTAAATTTATGAGACTCCCAGTTTTTAAGAATTCCGTTGACATAGTTATAGGTACGAGCGTTATTATCAACTGCCGTGGCCATGGCCTTTATCAGCAAAGCGTTCGCGTCAGATTCAGACGCACCAACTTCTTGAAAATCCTTTACCCAGTAATCAAGATCCGTAATAGTCTTAGATGCCAATACCCCAAAACCGTTATCTTCCCAAAAACGAAGGACGTCTTTTCGTGCTGATGAAGAAGAAGAATACTTCTTATCATTCT